ATTCGTCACGCTCGCGGAAGTTTGCCATGCGGCAGACTGTGCGCCCTGATCAGTTGCCACATTGGACGCCGGCAACCCAGCCGCATACGACGTCGCCGAGAAGCCCACCCCCGCGGCTTGCAGCGAATTCACCCAGCCGATTTGCGTGTTGCTGCTCATACAAGCACCTGGAAGGTTCGCGTGGGATCCGTGCTAACGGATTGCTCGCCGACGGTTTGACCAAGCTGTCCGGACCGCAGAGCGCCAAGTGGCCACGTAACGCTATCGACATCGCCGATTTCACAGCCGAGACCGATATCGACAGGCACCGTTACGTCATATTGAAAGCGCTGGACGCCCCATAGTACGCCCATGTCATTGGCGACGGCCTGGGCGTCGGACTGCTTCAACAGCGCGCCTCCGAACGGCGCTAGGTCGTTGGGGTTGGCGTATGCGGCCTGCACCGTCGAACTGGACCAGGTGGCGTACCGATCCGCCGCGGCGGCGAACTGTCCTTGCGTGGCTGCGGCCGAATTGTAGGCGGTATTCATGTCCGAAGTCTGGACCGTATAGTTGTGGTTATAACCCACGCGTGTACGCCACACCGGCGCCGCTACAGCCGTCGGAAGTGCCGACGGGACGACAGTGACGCCATTAGCCGTCGTGAATGTCTGATTGATCGTCGGGCCGCCTGGCAATGCACGGAGGACGACCAGGCGCAACGAGCCGTCGCGAAACGGCATCAGCTGCGCGGCGAAGCTAGAAAGCAGGAACTCCAACACCTGCAGGCCAGTGGGCGCATCATTCGTGCCATAGTAGAAGCCGGCCACGTACGGATAGGACGTGTCAGCCGCCGCGAACGAGGCGATGCCGATATTCACGGCCGGAACGCTCAGTGTCTCAAGCAACAAATTGTAAGCAATCATCGCTACTGTGGTGACAGCGCCGGCGACTATGAAATTACCCGTCACATCCGCAGTTATCGTGTGCACAGGCGCTGAACCAAGTTGAAAGAGGCCGCGGCTATTGTCCGTCCGATAATGGCCCGATGCCGTCGAGCCAGAGTAAAGATTAGTCGTGTCTGAGCTAAACGTAATCGTCTGCGCGCCGCCCTCGTATAGATTGACGACGGTGCCGGCCGTGTCGTTATATTGGTAGATCAGGTTGACTGGATCGATTAGTGTGGGCGTCACATTACGAATGGGGTTACCTGATGTTCCGCCGCGGGCCATGGGCTTAGGCTTATTGGCCAGATCGGTTGTGCCATCGTACGTGCCGGTGCCCCCATACAGGTGTGTCTGCAGAGGTGTTTCGAGATATAGCGTGGCGTCGCGTAATGGGACATCGAGCGTGGTATCAGTCAAGAACCACTGATCCTGCAAACCTATAAAAGCGGGCAGCAAAGTTGAGTACAGCGGATCGACATCGACACCGCGGGCCGCATCATTCATCTTGCGGCCCCACAGGATACGCACGGGACGGCGACCGTTGTTGTAATTAGCCACATAGTTGTCGAATTCACCATCCGGGCATGAGAGCGACAGATTCCCCCACGCGGCGGCGGCCGGCGACTGTGTGGGATCAAGGTTTACGCGCCGATCAACAGAAAAAGCTTGCGCGACCAGCGGCGGGTAAATTCGGATCGCGCCTACATTACTACCAGCCGTGCCGTACACGACAGAAATCCACTCGGCGGCTGGTGGAGACACTGTACTAAGTGTCCACGTGATGCCATCAGGCGATGTCATCACTGAGTTTCCGGCGCCGGTGTTGCTCACTGCCACAAACAGCCCATTACCGTAACAGACACTAATCCAGTTGCTATCCGCGGCGCTCGTGCGCGATGTCCATGTGACACCGTCCGGTGACGTCATCACTCTGTTGCCGGTGCCGCTGATTGCCACCGCGACAAACAGTCCGTTGCCGTAGCAAACACCCAGCCAGCTGTTATTAGCCGCACTCGCGCGAGCCGTCCAAGTAACGCCGTCTGGCGACGTCATGACTCGGTTGCCGCTGCCCGACCACGCCACAGCGACGAATAGCCCGTTGCCATAGCAGACACTGTACCAATTGTTATTGGCAGCGCTGGTGCGTATCGTCCACGTAATGCCGTCTGGCGACGTCATGACTCGATTGCCGCTGCCAGACCACGCTACCGCAACGAATAGTCCGTTGCCGTAGCAGACGCCCTGCCAACTGTTATCGGCCGCGCTCGTGCGGGATGTCCAAGTGACGCCGTCCGGTGACGTCATCACTCTGTTGCCGGTGCCGCTATCGGCCACCGCGACGAACAGCCCGTTGCCGTAACACACGCTGTACCAATCGTTGCTGGCTGCACTCGCGCGTATCGTCCAAGTAATTCCGTCAGGCGATGTCATTGCTTTAACAGAAGTGCCAACAAGGGCCACTGCCACGAACGTGCCGCTGCCGTAGCAGACAGAGTTCCATGGTCCATTGAATGCACTATTTTGCGCGACCCAGCTTTTGCCGTCGACGGAGACACCGACTAAGTTAGTTCCGGCTATGCTCGGCACAGTGACGAATATGCCGTTGCCATACAGTTCAGATGTTCGGTAGCCCAGGTCTGACGCGCGGATCGTGTCAAACACCGCCGTCGACGGCTTGTAGACCGTCAACTCGGCAATAAAGAAGGGCGGCTCAGTTGCCATGTTAAGCGGCCTCCTTACCGACGCGAGCGGGCGCGCGACTTTGTTGCTGCAGCATCGACCGCAATGCTCGTTGCTCGGTTTCAAGGCGCTCGAGCGCCTCGATGATCTTAGCCGCAGACCATGTGACGGCGCTGGAAACCGTGTTCGAAGCCGCCGTCGTCGCGTGCGCGAAGTCAGTGCTTTGCTTGCTTATCGCCACAGTCAGCGCGTCGCTGCTATGACCGCCGATCGATAGCGACGCATGAACGCCGAGATCCCCGTTCGGTCCGCGCTTCAACGGCAAGATCGCTTCGGGACCCGCCTCGCCCATGACGCCGCCTTGCGCGAACGCGAAACGCGTCGGCTGCGAGACGACCGTGTTTGTGAACGCGCCGAGCGGGAGTGCCCCATTGTCGTTGGCCGCGCCCGCAGAGAAGATGCCACCATGCGCGAACGTGTGGACACCGGCGCTCTGCATGGCGGTGTAAAGCCAGATGAAGTTCCCGGCTATGTCGCCTGCGAGTGCCGTGGTGTTGCTGCCTATCACGCCAGCCAGATAGGCGGTGTTGTTCGCTATGGTGCTGGCGACGTAGTTGGACGAGTTCGACGCGGCAATTTGTTCGCCGTTAAAGATCGTCAACGTCTGATCGATCGTGTTGGCATTGATGGCGGTCGCGGCACTGCTGATTGCCGCCAGCAAGCTCGACTGCCCGCTCGCGCTGTCCAACAAGCTCGATGTCTGAGCGTTCAGCACGTTGGTGACACCGCCGGCCTGGTCCGTAAACGTGCCGATGATCCTGCCCGTCTGGTCGGTGTAGACACCCGTGATCACGCCGCCCTGCGATACGAGGCCGCCGACGATCTGACCGGTGCTCGTCTGGAACTCCGCGACCACCTGTGCGCCCTGGCTAACCAGGCCCCCGGTGATGCCGGTCGTCTGCGCAGTCAGCGTGCCCGTCAACGACCCGTCGAGCGACACCAAACTGCCGACGACCTGGTTGCCGTTTTGCGTCACGCCACCGACGATTTGACCGGTAGAATTCTTGAACACGTCGACGAGTGTCGCATTGCCAGCATTCACAGCCCCGAGCAGCCCTGACAGTTGGTCGCTGACGCCCTGCAGCGACGAAATGGTGCCAGATGTCTGTCCGGACAGCAGCGATGACAGCGTGCCCGTCTGGGTGTTGAATGTCCCGATAATTTGGCCGGTCTGGTCAGTGTAGACACCGACAATCTGGTTGCCCTGCTGAACAAGGCCACCAACGATCGCGCCACCTTGCGCTCGAAATTCGTCGACCACCTTACCACCATTATCAATAAGCGCACCCGTGATACCTGCTGTCGTGCTTGCCAGCGAACCGGTGAGCGAGCCGTCGAGTGACACCAGGCTTCCCGAGATCTGGTTACCGTTCGTCGTCAAGCCTCCAATGATGTTACCGGCTTGATTGGTGAATACCGACGACAGCGCATTGGTCTGATCGCCGAATGTGCTGATGATCTGCCCCGTCTGGTTCGTATACACGCCAATGGTCTGGTTACCCTGTTGGACCAATGCACCGATGATGTTCCCGGCCTGGTCCTTGAATTCGCCGACAACCTGGCCGCCGCTGTCGATGATGCTTCCGGTGATACCTGCGGTCGCACTCGTGAAGGAACCGGTGACGCTGCTGTTGAGTGCGTTGAGCGACCCCGTTATTTGAGTGCCGTTCTGAACAATGCCGCCTACAACGGCGCCTGCTTGGTTGACGAACACCGACGACAGCGCGCTGGTTTCGTCGCCAAACGTGCCAATGATTTTACCGGTCTGGTCGGTATAGACGCCGGTGATCTGGTTGCCTTGCTGCACAAGCGCGCCGATTATGTCCCCGGCCTGGTCCTTAAACTCACCGACGACTTGGCCGCCGCTGTCGATGATGCTCCCGGTGATACCTGCGGTTGCGTTCGTGAATGAGCCGGTGACGCTGCTGTTGAGTGCGGTAAGTGATCCAGTTATTTGAGCGCCGTTCTGGACGAGGCCGCCGACGATGTCACCAGCTTGGTCGGTAAACACGCTCGTCAGCGACGCGTTGCTAGCCAGCAGGCTTTGGTTGAGCGTCGATAGCTGCGTGCCAAACGTGCCGATAATTTGACCCGTCTGGTTGGTGTAGACGCCGACGATCTGATTGCCCTGTTGCACGAGGCCGCCGACGATCGCGCCCCCTTGCGTCTTGAACTCCGCGATGACTTGCGCGCCGCTGTCGACGAGGCCGCCCGTGATATCCGTCGTCGAGTTGACAAGCTGCCCCGTCAAGGCGCCGGAGAGCGATGTGAGGCTGCCCGTAATGACACTGCCGCTCTGGTTGATGCCGCCGACGATATTGCCGGATTGATCAGTGAAGACATTGGCGAGCGCGGCTGTGCCGTCAGCAAAAGTGCCCGTTATGGTCCCTGTCTGATCGGTATAGACGCCGACGATCTGGTTGCCCTGCTGCACGAGGGCGCCCACGATGTTGCCGGCCTGGTCCTTGAACTCGCCGACCACCCGACCGCCGCTGTCGATGATCGCACCTGTCACGCCGGTCGTGGCGGCAGAGAGGCTACCGACGACGCTGCTGTTCAGTGATCCCAAGGTGCCAGTGATCTGGTTGCCGTTCTGGATCAGACCGCCGACGATGTTACCGGCCTGGTCGGTGAACACACTTGTCAGCTTGCCGTTCGCGTCAAGCATGTCTCGATCGAGACTGGCCACCATGTCGGAGGTGGTCTGGAGCGCCGTCGTCAATGCCGTCGTCTGCGTTTGCGCGATCGACGCCATGGCAGACGCGGTGAGCGTATCCGGCGTCAGCTGCGTGATCTGAGAGAGCGCAGTGGTGACACGATTAAAGTCGTCGGTGTAAGCCTCCCCCGAGCCGTTGACGGCGCGTGACGCGCTCAATAATGCGTCGGCATAGGAGGTTATATTTTGGATGGAGTTGAAGTCGCCGCTAGCCGCTGCGCCAGACACCGCGTTGAACTGGCTTGACGCCAGCGAGTACTGCAACTGCGGCGAGAGCGGCGACTGCGTGCCCGACTCGATCTTTTGCAGATAGGCGGCGATCGACGTGACAGCCGATGTTGCCGACTGCGCCCCCTTGTCCTGCGCAGCCTGTATCGCGGCCTGTGACTGCTCTTCGGTTTGCAGTGCCTGGTCCGCGTATTGTTTCTGCACGACTAGGCGCTCTTCGCTCAGCGTCTGCTCAAGCGTCAGCATCTGCTGGGCGTAATCGGCGGTCGTTTGATAAGCGTCGCCGTACAGCCCGACGAGCTGCTGGTTCAGCTGCTCACGCTGCTGCTGCGCGGACACGTCGAAACTGAACAGCGCCGCGTCTTCGGGCGAAACGCCCGTGCCGAGTGTCGCCGCAGCGGTCATGAAGCGGGCACCCAGTGCCAGGCCATTCTGCGCGGTCTGTTGATCCGCCGCGGCCTGCGCCGCCTGTATCGCGTTCTGCCGCGCCGTGGTCAGCGCATCTTCGGCGTAGCCAAGCTGCTGCGCCGTTGCTATCGCCGGGTCAAACTCTGTGTGTATCTGCGCGATCGCATCATTGAGCGATCCGGTGACCTGGCCGAATTTCTCGAGCGCCGGCACCGTCTGTGTGATGAACGTATCAGTGGCTTGCAGCTTCGCGACGACGTCGGACGATGAAAGGTCGCTCGACAGACCCTGCAGATAACTCTGGATATCGAACGCCGCGCCAGAGTTCTGTATGTCGGTCGTGAACGACTGGATCGCGGGCCCAATGGCCTGCAGGTACGACACCGCATCCGAGCCGGCCATGGTTGTAATGTTGCTCAGAAACGCCTGGGTTGAGGACGCATTGGTGCCGGCGGCCTGCAGATTAGCCGCGAATGATTGGATCGCTGGACCGACCGCGTTCAGGTAGGCAACCGCATCCGTGCTCGACATGCCGGATATGGTGCCCACGAACGTCGGCGCCATCGCGCTGGCGTTCGAGTTTTGCAGGTTACCGAGGAAATCGGTGAGTGCGCCAACGAAGCCCTGCAGGTCGTTTGTGCTCGAGAACGAGCGGCCGCTCAGCGCCTGGTCGACGTTGGGATCCGGGCTGCTGAACTGGAAGTTCGAGAACGCGGCGTTGATATCGGCATACTTCGAAGGATCTTGGAAGCCGCCCGGCGTGTTTGAGCCGACTTGCGTGAGATTGCCGATGCTGGCCAGCGTCAAATTGCTCGCCGACAGATAGGCATTCAACGTATCCGCCTGCGCCTGCGCCGTGGCACGCTGCTGCGACGCATCAACGAGCTGGCTCAGCGTGTTGCCGACGTCGAGTTGGCCGTTCTTGTCACTGACAGCCGTCGAACTGTACGAGTTTTGCTTGGGTGGCCCGATCAAGCCTCCGCCAGCGCCGCCTGCCATACCACCTATAAGGCCGCCGATGATCGTGCCCGCGCCAGGCAACAACAGGGACCCGAGCGCGGCGCCCGCCAGGCTCCCGACGCCGCTGCCGATGGTGCCACCCGTCGTATTACCGCCAAGCAGAGAATTCGTAAGCGCGCCAGCGCCGAAGCCCAACCCCGCGCCGCCCAACAGGCCACCTAGAGTAAGGCTGGCGGGTAACCCAGCCGCGTCCGCCGCCAGGCCGGATGTCACCGGGCCAAATTGCGCGGCTGACGGCCCTATGATCGTGGTGTTCAGCAGGCCATTAACCCCACCGAACAGACCGCCGGAACCGGAGAATCCAAGCGACTGTATAATGTTGTCGGGCAACAGGTGCGAGAGCAGGCCGCCTGCTGACAGCAGGTTGCCGCTTGATGCCAGCGAGGAAGTGCCGGCACTGGACGCGCCCGCGCCGGCCGAGCCGGCCGCCGCGGATCCGCTCGCCGCAGCAGCGCTCTGCCCACTCAGCACTGAAAGGATCGTGCTGCCTGTCGTGAGATTCTGGCCGAACAGGCCATTGAGGATCGGGTTGAGGACCGTGAATTTCAGGAACGCATCAAGCACTTGCTGAGCTGCGGATGTCATCACGTTTTTCCAGTTCACCGCGGCGCCGGTGCCTTGGATGAGGGAGTTGGTAATCGCTTGGCCGATTGAATCGAATGACTGCGTGAAGGTACTTGACAGATCCGATATGGCTTGCTGGTTGCGCTGCAGCTGCGTTTGGAGGTCGGCTGCTTTAGCAGCATCGTCGATTGATTTCTGCTGCTCGGCGTCGGCCTGCTGGCCAACTACCAGGCCTATCTTCTGGCGTTGCTGCAGAACGGCAATTTCGCGGTTGCGCTGATCAACCGTCACACCGATCAAGCCGATCTCGGTGGTGGTTAGATCAATTTGCTTTTGGAACGTCGCGATATCGGTCGCGGCCGTTACGTCGCGCTGGCTCTTCGCCTGGGACTGGTAGCTTCCTGTCAGGGTAATGAGGGCGGCGTTGTAGGCGTCGCTGCCAATCTTGCCATATTTCAGCGCGTCAGTTTGCGCCTTAACGCTCGCATTGTAGTCGTCGAGCGCTTGGCCGCCCTGCTCTGTTGCAGTCAACGAATTTTCGTTGGCCACAATCTGACGCCCGATCTGTTCGACGTTGTTCTGCAGCTCTTTCGACAGGCCGGCGAGAATAATGGTGTGCGCGGCCTCCTTATCCGATTGTGACGCGTCGTGGCCCGTCGCAGCGATCGACGCGTTGTCTAACGCCAGATCGGCGTCGGCTATCTTTTGCGCCGCACTGCCGTCCTGGCCGGCAACGCTCGCCTGATCTCGGAAGCCCTTGGTCAACTGCTGCACCGGCGTCATCAACGTCGCCTGCTGGCCATGGATAATGTCCAGGCCCTGAGACAGCTTCGTGTAGGTATCCTGGGTCTGACCGGGGATCGCGAGCGACGTGGCCAGATCTTTCGCCTCGGCGGCGAGCGCCTGTTGCTTTGCGAAGATCGTATTGAGGGTATCGACGTATTTGAGCGAGGCGTTGACCTGCGCCTGCACGTCGCCGCCGCCGCCGATCACGGATCCGATCGATGGCGGCGGTGACGCTGCGGGCGAGCTTACAGCCGCGGCGGCCGACGACGCGCCAGGAACGCCGGCGCCCGTCATGAACTGCACGAATTGCTGGGTTTCAGCCGGAACCTGCGCCGCAGTTTTTACACCGGCCAGGAATGCGTCGACGTTGCCCGTGCCCCAACTGTAGGCCATCGCCACCAGGGTCGGATCGCCCTTGTACTTCTGCCAGAGCTGCGCGATCAATGTCATACCGCCCTGGACGTTCTGCGCCTGATCGGACGCGTTGACGCCAAGGCCCTGCGCCGTCGCTGGCATCAATTGAAACAGCCCGGTCGCGCCGCTCGCCGGATTGACCGCCGATTGCTGCCCGCGTGATTCGTGCCAGACGACTTGCGTTCCAAACGCAGCCTGCACATTGGCGAGATAGGGATTGTTCGGATTTTGCTGCTGTGACTGCGCATATATTTGCGAAGCGATCGTTGGATCGAGCGACGCATTTGGCGCGACAGGGTTCGGCGCCGCGAAGGGCGACGCTGCGCGCCCGTTCGGGCCGGCCGGCAAGGGCCACCACCACGGCACCTGCATCCCGTTCTGCTGGATCGCGCCCTGAGTTGCCGCGGCCGCCGGCGATTGCAATGTTCCGAGTGCGCCACGTAGCAGATTGATCTGACCTATCAGCTTGCTGATCGCATCGATCGATCCGGCCACCGCATTGGTGATCGAGGTGCCAGCCACGTCGGCGAACGACCGGCCGTCCTGGCCCGACTTGGTGAAGGCCGTCGACATATCATTCAGCGACTTCTGCAGCGGTGTCATCGCATGATCGGTCGCGCCGGCGGTCGATTGCGCGAGCGTATTGACCACCGTCGTGAAACCGCCCGCGAAATCGCCGGCACGCTGCATCTGTGCAACGTTGTCGACCAGCGCCTGCGTGAACCCACGCAGATGCTTGTCTGCCATGTCTTGCGCGACCTTCGCGGGATCCTCCATGGCCTGCACGAATGTGGCCGCACTCTGCGGCAGCGTTGTGCCAAGCACGGTCGCCAGATCGCCGGCCGCCTTGGTCAACGCGACCAGCTGCTCGGTGTTGCCCTGGAACTGCGGCGCAGCGGCGATCGTTGCCGTGGCACTCCGCGCGTCCGCCGTCGAGAAAGGCGTGGTTGCCGCGATCTGTTTCGCGGCGGCGGTGGCCTCGGCCGCCATTGCCGCATAATCGTCGCGCGTCGCGCTCAGTTGGTTCTGCAGGGCCGCTGTCTGCCGCGCTGTGCTCTCGGCCGCCGCACCAAGTGCCACGATGCCGCCGATCGCCGCCGCGATCCCGACGACCGTCAGCACCACAGGGTTGGTCGCCAGCCGCAGCGCGAAGGCGCCGACCATCTGTCCGAGCTGGCTGACCGAGGTGCCGGTCGCTTCCATCACGTCGAACACCTGATGGCCCTGCTGGATCAACGTCATAAACACGGGCTGGCCCGTGGCCAGGCCGCTGAACGTCTGTGTCGCCTGCACCTCGAGCTGGCGCATTGCAAACGCAGCTTGCCCAACCGACGCCGCGTGCGCGTTCTGCGAATTGGTCAGGTCCTGCAGGGGCTGGTTCGCCTTGGCGAAGGATGCCGTGACCAAGTCGCGCGCCGTGGCGGCTTGCGTCTCATTGAGAGCACCCAGCTTTACCGCGGTATCGATCTCGCCGAGCGTCGCCTCATATTGCTTCGACGCGGCGAAGACGGGGTCGAACTTGGCACGAAGCTGATCGAGCGACGCGCCGTAGGCCTCGATATCGGCGGCACGAGCCGCGTAATCCTCCGACGACGTTGGCGCTGTTACCCCGGCGAAATTATTGACCGTGGCCTGCACGTCGTTGAGTCGCTGTGCCGCAGCAGCCGCCTCGGTGAACATCGCCTGGACGTCGCTGCCCGCATAGGCGGCGGCGGCCGACATGTTGTTGAACTTGGTGGTCGCCGCATCGACCCTGGCCGACAGCGTATCGATGACGCGCGAGATCGTATCGAGGTCCACACCAGCGGCTTCGGCGCGGCCGACCTGGTCGAGCGCCGCGGCCAACTGTCGCTGCGCCGTGGCCTGCGCATTGGCGGCACGGGTCACCGGATCGAACCGCGCCGCCAGGCGATCGAACGAGGCAGCCGATGTCGTGACGAGGTTGCCGGTGCCATCCGCGGCCTGCCCCAGATCCGTGACAGCCTGCGCCGCGGCCTTGGCGCTGGCGAGCAGCCGGTTCGCGGCATCCGCGCCGGCAGACATCTGGGACGCGACGGCGCCGTTCGGCGACCCCGCGCCGCCGGCTGCGGCGGCCTGCGCGGCGGCCGACGTGGCCGCGGCCAGGGCTTGCGCCGCCGCGGCGCCCTGGACCATGGCGCCGTTCCAGGAGGCCTGCGACGCGGCCTGGGTCTCGTACTCGCCGCGCAGCGCCGGCAGGGCGGCCTGCAGCGTCTGGATCCTCGCCGTGAGGGCGGCGGTATATGCCGCGGCTTCATCCGTCTCGGCGCTTCCGGCCGCGGTCGCGGCGGCAAGCTCTTGCTGCGTCGCGGCGAGCTCAGCCGCGGCGGCTTGGACCTTGGCATAGGCCGCCGCAGCGCTGTTGCTATCGTCGCCGGCCGCGCCGAGCTGGGCGCCCGCAGTGGCCACGGCATCGCCGGCGCCTTTGACCGCCGCCGTCGCGCTGGTCGCCGCGTCCTCAACCGCGTTGAGCGAGGCCGCGATCTTATCGGCCGGCGCGGTGACGCCGTCATCGATCGATGTCTCGATGATGTACTGGTCGCGGACCTCTTCGGTGCTGGCCATCAGACCGCCTCGACCATCTGGACGGCCGGGTAGCTCAGCAGCGCCCCGGCCTGGCGATCAGAGCGCCGGGAAGGACGCGGCGCATGCTTGCGCGTCCATGTCGCGGTTTTCTTGTTGTAGGACAGGCCAGACTCTCTGCCTTGGCCTCGCAGCCGGTAATTCGCGCCGCCCGGCAGGTTAACGAACAGCCGCTGGACCCGCAGTGCCGGAAACCGCCGCTGCACCGCCTGGCGGACGTCCTCGGTGATCAACGGCGGTACGGACGTTCTCTGACCGCCCGTATCGATCTTCCGGTGATAAGGTTCCTTGTTGGTCAGGATCACGACGGAGCCTGCGGGAATGCGTGCGATGTCGTCGGTCCATGGCACGTTATCGACGACCAGGAACCAGGCGCGTTTGTAATCACCCGAGTGCACCGGGGACCGCTCGACCGCGAGGCTGAGTGCGTAAGCTGCGGCGAGTGCGATCTTCGACCAGACATAGACGATCTGGCCGCCATCGAGCCTCACCGCCTCCTCCGGCGCGCCCTCGACGTTGTCCACGAACCGCCGAAACACCGGCGAGCCGGTGCCGTTGCTGATCAGCTCGGCCACGCGCGCACGCGCGAAAGCGCCGACGCGCTGATGCGCATCGGCGCTGCTCAGGCGACGGTCCACCATCAGATGGACCGTGCGGCGGAACTTATCGGCGAGCGCCATGCTGCGCCGCCGCGGCGGCGGCCTCGGTGGTCGACTTCCACCAGGCCATGAACGTTTCGTCCATGGCTTGGATGCACGCATCGAGCAACGCCATTTCGTCCCTCGTCATTGCATGGTGATCGCACCAGAGTTTCACGGCGGACCATGGAATGCCGCATGGCTGCGCCGATCCGATGCCGCCGCCCTGGTAAGGCCGATCGCCGCTGTGCAATCGGTGCCAGGCGCGCCATATCCAGTAGTGCCGCGGCTCGACGTTGGGTGCCGGGATCTCGCTCGTATCCTCGCCGGCCTCCAGAGCCGCTGCCCTCCAACTCCCGAAAGCTAGCTCGGTGTGGAGGGCTTCGCGGAGTTTCCCTTTGCTGCGTCCAGCTGCTCTTTCGACAGCGCTGTCACGCGCGCGGCCGCGTCCCAACAGGCGCGCGCCAACTTCGAATAATCGGGTTGATCCAACATCGCGATGAACTGGTCTTTCGAAACGGGCGCATCGTCGTCGTCGACCAGGTTGCGCACGTCGAGCACGAGGTAGTCACGCAGCAGGCTGGCATTGAGATCGCGGCGCACCGCGTTCGGCACGCGGTCGGGATCGTTGTTATACGGCTGGGCCGCCTGGCGCAGCCGCGCGTTCTGCGCATCGATAAACTCGTCGGTGTGACCGCGCGTTAGGATGTCGAGATCGCCATACAGCGCCTCGTTGACACGGATCCACGTGCCATCGTTGATCGCACGCGTATCGGACGTGAACATGGAAAGCTTAGCCATGGAATTGGTAACTCCTGATCGGGATTGGGGAGTGGTCCTGCATCGGTGGCGCGGCCGTTCCGTCCCGACAGAACGAGCCGCGCCGGCGCCGATCGCGCCACCATGACGGCATCCGGGGCCGTCGTGGTTCAGTTGACTGCTCGGCTCAGGTTGCCGGCAGCTTGTCGATCTGGATCGTGCCGCCGCCGGCCTGCGGATTGCCTTCGACGGTGAAGCTCGCCATCACGCCCTGGTTCGGGCCGGCCACCGGGATCTTCGCGAAGATGTTGGCATTGAGCACGGTGATCGCGTACGCATTGCCGGCGGCGTCGGCGGTGATGATCTCGAATGCCCCACTCGTTTCCGCCTGGTATTTGGCGTACAGGGTGAAGTCGCGGAAAAAGACATCGAACGTTCCGGTGACTTCCATTGATCCCTGCAAGATGCCCTGCATCGAGGGCGATCCCATCCCAAACTCGCCGGCAGCACCGGTGTTCTGGATGGACAGCGAAAACTTCTGCAGTGTGGCGCCGATCGGCGCATCGGCGATAAACGCGCCGCGCCAGCCCGTGACCGGATCGTGCACGCGTCCTGTCGGGGCTGCGGTGATGCCGCCGGTGCTAGCGTCCGCGGTCGCACTCAGTTCTTGCTGCGCGAGCGTGGTGAACGATCCCTGCAGGAACTGACCGACGCCGCCGCTTAGTGTCGCGCCGCTGATGAACAGCCCCGGATACTGCAGCCACAACGCCGGCGCGAGTTTCTTTTGAAAGTAGAGGCTCTTGAACTGCTTGCCGTTCTGGATCGTCTGTGCACGCACCTGCGCGAGGGTGGTGCCTGGCGTCTCGGTGACCGGCGCCGCGCCCGTATTCGCCTTGGTCAGCGTCATCGAGACGTTGCTGGCGCGTGCCGTTACGCGCCAGAAGTCGTTGTTGGCAGCGTTCGTGAAGCCGAACGTGCGGATCCACTGACCAAGCGCGATGTTCTGGAATTTGTTCGCGGTCGTGGACGACAGGGTTGCGGTGGTGCTGGTGAGATTTGTGATCGTGATATCGCCGGCGACACCTGCGATCGTCTGCGCCGTACCCCAGTCATTGCCGAGCAACACTGAGAGCAGGTCGTCGTAAGTACCGTAGCTGAACGCAAAGTTGATGCCGCCGGATGCACCCTGCTGCGTGGTAACAGCAGCCAGCACCTCTCGATTGCCGGGTATTTCACCCGGACGCGCACGCGTCTTGTCTTGGCCGAGCGTTTCCGACATGAAGCGGATCGCTTGGAACATGGTGGCCGGCGCGGTGCCCCACGTCGCCTCAACCCCGTAAGATAGCGCCGCGGCATTCGCCTCGGTGCCAGCTTGATAGCCACTCGTGGCTGCCATTGTTCAACCCTCACTTGTAGAGATGGAAAGGACGCGTGGTGCGCGCGCCCGTTGGGCGCTATGCCCAGACGCCGAGAACCGCGGCGCTCTCAGCGCATTACGAAACCTGCGGCCACCTGGGACACAGGGCCGAGCGGCCGATCAGTCGTGGTCAGCGGCGACCTGCGCCGGTTCCGGTTGCTGCGGCACCGCGACACGCGCCTGCTCCGGCGGCTCTGCCTGCGCCACTGACGGCGCGGGCGCTGTCGGCGGCGCCGCCTGCTGCACCGGCCGCAACGGCTCATACGGGAAGACCGCATGACGGCTGCCGCTCTGGGCGATGCGTGATCCGCACGCGGCCAGGATCTCCGTAGCGTCTCCTTCCAGCCGTTCGCCTGTATCGACGTAGCTGCCGGAGCCATCCGGCGTTTCGCGCAGCAGACAATATTCTGGCATGGCCAGTTCCTTCCTCGTTGGTGGGGGTGAGGCAGACTGCGCGCCGGGCGCGCCAGGCGCCGGATCAACCGGCCAGTTGGCTTTGGTAGGCGTAGCGAACCCAGAGGCTCATCCGGCGATAGATGCCGTCGTCAGTGCCATCCGCGATCGGGTCGGTGCTTTGTTCCCGGTAGGCTAGGCCAATGGCGGCGTCCGTCACGCCACGGAACGCAACGCTCAGCGCATCCTTCAGCGCGAGCGCTTTATCGATACCGACGCCACGCGGCAGCATCAGGTGCAACAGCAGCGCACCGTTCTCCTGCCAGGTGTTTGCACCGATCTCGATCGGCACATCGGCATTGGAACTGAATTCAACAGCCAGCCAGATCGCGGGCTGATCGGGTCGCGTGAAATCCTCGTTCGGCCACGACGCAGCAATGCCCTGCGCGGCGATCACTGCCTGGATCCGAGGCCGTGCATCGGCCCAAACCTGCGGCGACATCAGGGCGCGCCCTGGACGGAGAGGTTGTGCCTTACGACGTCGCCGGCGACGACCTTTGACTGACAGGCGAGCACGTTGCTCCAGGTCTTCCTTTGATCGAACGAGATCTGATCGTCGCGGCGCGGCGGCCCGGGCCATTGGCGACGAATGATGTCGACGTTGCCAATGATCACCGTCCTGACCGTTTCCACGGTCAGGTCGACCAGGTCTTTCGGCGCGGCGCCGCTATCGACGCCATACGTCTCGACATCCATCGCGACGCGCTGCGTGCCGGTCAGCCGACGCAACACCACTGGGCCACCCGCCGATTCAATGGCGGCGGCAATATCATCGGCGAGGCTCATCGCGCGACGATTCGGCCGCTGACAACCGTGTTTGCGTAAGTGCCGACAACGACCAGCTTGAGACGCACACGATCGCCGAGGATGCCGTCTATCGCCGTGTCGTCGGCGAGCGCGCCATCCGTTGGCACGAGCTGCGTCAGGTGCGGCGTCATCGCAGAGAAGTTCCACGCGACTGTTGCACCAACCGTGGCGAACGCCTTGCAGGCGATGTCGACCGCGCTCGCTCCGCCGTCAACGGACGTCTGCAGGTAAGCGCGGATGCTTGTGCCGCCGGTGTCGTAGGAGAGCGACACTTCGGCCAGCATCGATTGCATGCCATCGAGGCCGATCAGCCAGTCGCCAACGAGCGTGCCTGCGCCCGTGACCGAGAAGTCGCCGGTCTGATTATAGACGAGCGCATATTGGCCGGGTTCGTTCATAACCGCACCTCGCGGAATGGATCGAGCTTCTCACGCACTTCCGCCGGCGTAACGGCCTCACCCGGACCGGCGATCCACCATTGGCGCTCGATGACGCCCTCGATCTGCTCCATCCGCAGCGTCGGGTCGCGGCCGCGGCTGGCCCAGCGCAGTACGACGAGGCGCACGCATGCTTCCCGGATCGGTCCATCGACATCCGTTAGGGACCCGTAGCCGGCCATGTAGGCGACCACAGCCTTGCGGGCCCACCAGTTCACCCGCTCATCGTTCCGGAGCCGGTAGAGCTGACCGGCCGACGGATCGAGTTCGTAAGCGCTCGCGTCCAGGGGCGACAGATCATCGTTCTCGGTGACACTGATGATCGAGGTAACCGGATATCGCGAGAGCTTCAGCGCGCTCGAAGAGCTGGTCCGGCCGTAGGC